AACGCTATGAAGGTACACGTATACTATATGCAAGCAGTTCGAGCGCATACGAGCCCGATTTGAACCCTTATGCGGCGTCTAAGTTCATACTAGAAGAACTTGCAGAACGTTACAATGCAAGTACAATGTTAGGTATGCGTTTTCATACAGTGTATAGTGATAGTTGTCCTAGAGAAAATATGTTCTTTAACAAACTACGCAACGGTACACTAGAATACACCACTAAACATTACAGAGACTTTATTCATTTATTTGATCTACTAGATGCAATTGACATTCTTATTAGAAATACTCATGTAAACGGAGTAGTTGATATTGGTACGGGGCGTCCAGTACGGATCCAAGACCTAGCACCAGACTTACCGGTGCGTCTAAATACCCCAGGAGAACGAGAATGGACTTGTGCTAACATGGAAAAAATGAAGGCACTAGGATTTAAACCTAAATACACAGTAGAAAAGTTCTTGACAAACAACAACTTAGGCAATATAATAAACTTATTCGATGGAGAAACTATAACATGAAAGATATCTTACAAGACGTAGTAGCACATACTCACGCACTAGGCTTCTTATCATTAGTAAAGGTTACTAATGATGAAAGCACACAAATCGACTCAATGGCAGAAGATCGTTCTGTTATTATGTCAGCAGAAACAGCAAATCCAGTAGCAGAGTTTGTAGGCACTTTTGGTATGCCTAACTTAGATAAACTTGCATTGCATTTGAAAAATCCAGAGTACAAAGACAATGCAAAAATTGATGTTGTACAAGCAGAGCGCAATGGTGAAACAGTTCCAACACATATTCATTTTGAAAATGCAAGTGGTGACTTCCAAAATGATTATCGCTTTATGAATAAGGCAATTATCGAAGAGAAACTAAAGACTGTTAAGTTTAAAGGTGCAAGCTGGAATGTAGAGTTTGCTCCTAGTGTTGCAAGTATTGCACGTATGAAGTTAATGGCAGCGGCACACTCAGAAGAGCCAACATTTAATGTTACAACTAAAGACGGCAACCTAGTGTTTAGCTTTGGTGATGCAAGCACACACGCAGGCGAGTTTGTATTCCAACACGGTGTTGAAGGTGCGCTACAGCATACTTGGAGTTGGCCAGTAGCACAAGTACAAAGTATTTTGAGTTTAGATGGCGATTTGACTATGAGCATTTCAGATCAAGGTGCTATGAAAATTAGTGTTAACTCAGGTATGGCAACATACGATTATATTCTACCAGCACAGAGCAAGTAACATATGCGTAAAGACTTAACTGCTGAACAAAAAGATTACGCTAGATTCCTACCTGCACTAAGTGGCTTTTATGCAACTTATGTAGGTAAACAGCGTTTTGACGAGTATGTAGACAAGTCACGTATCCCAAGTAACTTTGCTAATGGCGTTGAAAGCCTTAACTATCTTAACACCAAAGAAGGTGCATTTCAATATCAATGGACACTGTATTCAGCAGGACACGCAGACTTAGATACTACTAAAGAAGTGCCTAAAGAAGATATGGTACGTAATAGAGATCGCGAAAACAGTTGGATACTTGGAGACTCAGGTGGTTTCCAAATTGGTAAAGGTGTTTGGGAAGGTGAATGGCGTGACCCGAATGGTCCAGAAGTTGCTGCTCGTATGGCGAAAGCAAAAGCAAAAGGCATAGAACTAGTAACACAACTAGACGAATCTGGTAATCCTAAACTAGATAAAAACGGTAATCCTAAAACAACTAAAATTGATCATGCAAAGCAGTATCAAGCACGACTAGATGCAGCGCAACAAAAGCGTGATGCTGTTCTCCGTTGGATGGATGCTTATATGGATTACGGCATGATCCTTGATATTCCTGCTTGGGTTTGTCGTTCACCTGCCGGACGTGAAAAAACAGGTATTAGCACATACCAAGATGCAGTTAATGCATCTAAATATAATAACGAATACTGGATGAAGCATCGTACAGGCGCTTGTAAGTTCTTAAACGTATTGCAAGGCGAAACACACGACGAGGCTGATGATTGGTACGAACAAATGAAAGACTTTTGTGATCCAAAACAGTATCCAGACAATCACTTTAACGGCTGGGCTATGGGCGGACAGAACATGTGTGATGTTCACTTGGTGCTTAGACGCCTTGTTACACTACATTTTGACGGACTACTAGAAAAGGGCGTACACGATGTTATGCACTTCTTAGGTACATCAAAATTAGAGTGGGCTTGTTTGCTTACAGACGTTCAAAGAGCAGTACGGAAAAATTACAATGAAAACTTCACTATCACTTTTGACTGTGCTAGTCCTTTCCTTGCAACCGCAAACGGACAGATTTACATACAAAATGAAACTGCGGACAGGTCGAAATGGACATATCGAATGGTGCCGAGTGTTGACGATAAGAAATATGCTACAGACAACCGTCTCTTTAGAGATGCTGTTATATCAGATGGGATATTTAAAAACTTTGAAGACAGCCCAATCACTGCCGAACTTAAAGTATCAGATGTTTGCACTTATGCTCCAGGAGACTTAAATAAAATCGGCAAAGAAGGAAAAACATCGTGGGATAGTTTTTCGTATGCGATCCAAATGGGTCATAACGTATGGAGTCACATTAATGCAGTACAAGAAGCAAACAGACAATACGACAATGGAGTCATTCCGGCAATGCTTGTTCAAGAGCGTTTTGACAGGATACTATTTAGAGATGTTGTGGAAGAAATATTCGCAATTACAGACAGAGACGAAGCCCTACAAAAAGTAGATGAATATTCTAAGTTTTGGATGGCTATTCCAGGTACTAGAGGAGCAGTTGGTAAAAAGACTGTGAATGCAAGTACATTTTTCAATAACTTGTTTGAAGTGGAAGAAACACTTGAGGAAGAATTAGACGATGGTGAGTTTACAGAAGAACAAGAACATAGATTGGAGGAACTCGAGGATGAGCAATTATGATTCAGTCGAAGATAAACTTCGAGCGCACTACGACGAGCTAAAACGGAAACATCGAGAGCTTGACGAAGAGCTTGAAACCAAGTATAATAATATGACAGTTACCGAAGAAGTTCGCAGAATGAAAACTATGAAACTTTATTTGAAAGACGAAATGCATAGAATTAATGCATATTTGATACAGAAAGGTTTAGAGTAATGCCACTACCTGAAGGAAGAAAAGCACTAACAGACGGCGATATGGTTATATTGCTACATAACATGGCACGTACAGTAGAGTCATATGGTACATCTAATATTGATGCAAGTGAGATTCGTCAAACAGCAGATCGTTTCTCAGAACTTGCTAAAGCAGCAAGTATTGCACAGCATAAGGCAAAGCAAGGATGAAACTGTTTTTACTTATACTTGTACTAATGACAGGTGCGTTTGGGTTAGGTTTTGAGTTTGCTTATCAAATACATCCATATGAAAGATGCACTGTAGACAAAGGATATACAAATCCAGAAGATATTGGTGAATGTGTTTGGCTATTAGAGAATCAACCGAGTTTAAAATGAAAAGAGACTACGAAACAGGAGTAAGTGATACTCCTACTATATTTACAGGAATAGAAGTTGAAAAAACTCCTGCTTACGGTTTACAAACATTGTTTGTTGTAGGTGTGCATGACTGGGAAACAATCTTGCATTACTATAACGAAAACAACTGTAAGCATATTTTCTTTGGCGCCAATCATAGTTTTGATCCTGAAGGTTCAGGTGAAAACTTATATAATTATTATAAGAAATGGGATGACATGATAGAAACATTTCTTAAAGAAGGTTACCTGTGTACGCTTGATATTCCACTAAGTGCCGCAAACGGTAGTTTTCACGATGGCGGACTTTGCGAGTATGATAACTTTATTCCACAAATCCGTGTTCCATTGCCTTACACGAAACTGTGGAACTACAACGCAATGGTTAAAATTGACGATAAAGATTTTAAAGCAACAAACCCAGGCGTTTGGTGCCATAGTTTGCACGATCTGTTAGATAGAGAAAAATTTACAGATTGGTACTCTTACGGAAAAGATAAGGTTATCAAATGAAGAAAAACCCAGAACTTCCAGTTCACTTAACTAACCAAGCATTTGAACTTCCACAAGATTCAGAAATTATTATTAAGCCTAAAAAAAGAGTTCATAGCTATGATAGTTTAAATAATCCGTCAGATCATCTTAGAAGAGAGCCTTGGACTAGGAATTTTAATTTTAATTGGCCCGAAGATGTTGCTTTAGGTATTGAAAAATCAATAAACCGTGCAGACATTGCTAAGTTTCAAGAAGTTTATTTTAGATTTTTAAATTTAGGATTTATTGATCAATGGGGAACACATTGTATTTTAATGAGTAGTGTTCTACGTAAAGTACTTGCACATCATAATATTAAATCACGATTAGTGCAAGTGACATCATATTGGCAAAACGAAGAAAAAGGACAATTTACTAGTACTGGTGCTACTAATGGGTTTGGTAACGGTAGATCCATGGATGATAATACTATCGATACTCATGTTATTGTTGTATCTGGTAAATATATTCTAGATTTTGCAATGAGTCCTATACACTTTCAGTATGGAATGCTTGCTCCGAGAGCTTGTATAGGATTATGGCAAGAATCAGATGAATATCAAGACTTCGGCATGGCAGGAGAAGCAGCATGGGTTGAAAAGAAACCTATGCATCCTATTATTAAACACTGGCAACTTGAACAAAAACCAATGGAAGCAGATCTAGTGCGCCAATATTTTAGACAATACCAATTTTAACACTTGACAAATGAATGAAATGAAAGTATTATATAACAATGCAACGAGAATCTTACTGGAATTATATGGGTCGTAGAATGAAAGAAGAAGATATGAATGATCGTATGAAAACCGCAGAACGAAGTATTTGGGTAACCTTTCAAAAAGAAGGTGTACATATGTATCCAGGTGCTGACAAAGATCCTGCACTAGCAACCGGCGATTGGGATGACGTAAGTTTTTTAGGTATTCCACATCGTCATATCTTTCACTTTCGTGTTCGTATTGAAGTATTTCATAACGATCGCGATATTGAATTCATTCAGTTTAAACGCTGGATGCAACGACTCTATGACGTCGAAGGCGTACTAGAGTTAAACCACAAGTCATGTGAAATGATTGCAGATGACTTGTATCAACAAATTTCTACAAAGTATCCAAACCGATTTGTAGAAATTAGTGTCGCTGAGGACAACGAAAACGGTTGTTCTATTTTTTACCCTAGGTCATGATAAGAGGATTATTTAAATGGCTAACAATTTTCCACCAGTCAACAAAATTTTTGACGATTTGGACAAGTTCCGCGACTATTGTCGCTTTGAAGGTAAAGTCTTTAACGAGGCTGATCTATATAAAGATGGTTCGAATGTTTGGGAAGCATATAAAAAACATCAAAATTGGCTTCGTGCAAAATCTCGTAATGCAGGACGTAATATTAATAAACGGAGGAACTAATGACTATTTACATTGTAGACATTGAAGCAGTAGATACACGCTACACTAAACAGTGGAAAGAGTATTTACCACGACAGCTTCAACGTGCTACAAATGAACAAGTAAAAGTTATTAGCGGTGGGGAAACGCCTCAGGCTACAACGCCTGGGGCTTTCCTTAACTTTGGCGGTACGAATGTTTACAAAAGTAAGCAATTAGAAACTATCGGTGAAATGTTTTGCAAAGGAGAAATTAAAGATGGAGACTATTTCTTATATACTGATGCGTGGAATCCGACGGTTATACAACTTCGTTACATGGCTAGTCTTTTATCCGTGGATATTAGAGTCGGTGGCCTTTGGCATGCTGGTTCTTATGATCCTCATGATTTCCTTGGTAGACTAATTGGGGACAAACCTTGGGTACGTCATGCAGAGATGTCAATGTTTGAATGTTATGATGACAACTTCTTTGCAAGTGACTTTCACATTGATATGTTTACAGATGTATTTGACGAAGACTATGCAGTTGACTGGAATAGAATACATCGTGTAGGTTGGCCTATGGAGTATCTAAAGAATAGTTTAGACAGTTACAAAGGTATGGAAAAGCGTAATCTTATTCTTTTCCCTCATCGTGTTGCTCCAGAAAAACAAGTAGATATATTTCGTGACTTAGCAGAACAACTACCAGATTATGAATTTGTTGTATGTCAAGAGCGAACTCTTACTAAAAACGAATACCATAATTTGTTAGGAGAAGCTAAACTAGTGTTTAGTGCTAATCTACAAGAAACACTTGGTATTAGTTGGTACGAAGGCGCACTTGTAAATGCTATTCCTATGGTTCCAGATCGATTGAGCTACAGTGAAATGGCGCTGCCTGAATTTAAATATCCAAGTGCATGGACTGAAGATTACTTTGCTTATAGAAAGTATAGAGGTTTGATAGTTGACAAGATTCGAGATTATGTAGAAAACTATGAAGACTATCTTGTAAGTTTAGATAAACAACGTACAAAGTTAAACAAAGAATTTTTTAGCGGAGCAGCATTGTATGACGCAATCAAAGGATGATAGTTTTACTATCGATATAAGTGATTTAAAGTTGGACGATTTTGTAAATAATACTGGTGATAATGTTACTATTAATATGAATGACTATATGACAGACACTATTGATATAAGTTCAATTACAACCACTACAATAGGTAGCGAGTTCAAATGGGATGATGTTGAACCATACAGTATTACATTAAATGAACCGGTTGAGTTTGAAGATCATATGCCGAGTGTTTCTAAAGTAGAAGATATGTGCAATGACTATCCTGCACTAGCACAAGCATACGAAAAATTTAAAACAATATATGCAATGGTACATCAAGACTGGAAAGGCAGAAATGACGATGACGAAATTCCTTTCTAAATTAATGGACAAGCTCGGCAGACGTCGAGTAATTACAGACAGAGACGGAAAGGTACCTTACCTTATCCGTTATTATGTATTTTTAAAAGAACGTAAACGCTTTCCTTTTAACATTACACTACACAAAGTTCTTGTAAGCGATGAACCTACACTGCACGATCATCCTTGGGGATATGCTACATTTATTTTAAAAGGCGGGTACTGGGAACATATCCCAGTTATTTCACAAGAAGGAAATGTATGCGGTGCTACACGAGTATGGCGTGGACCAGGACACTTCCGTATGCGTTCAGCAGATGATTTGCATTGGTTAGAACTTGCTAAAGATGCAGACGGTAATGAGATTCCGTGCTGGAGTTTGTTCTTTATGGGACGTAAACAAAAAGAGTGGGGCTTTATGCGTTTTGTACAGCGTGAAGGATACCGTTGGATACACAACGAAGAATATTTAGCACGAGGTGCAAAAGGAGAATGACTGTTACTGATTATGCTAATGGATTTATCCAAACATACGATCAGTTCCTTTCTGTAAGTGAGTTTCATCAAATCGAAAAAGAGCTGTCTTCACTGCAATTTTTGTTAGGCGAAACAGACGAGTCAAATACTCCGCCGAGTGGTCTTGTAAGCGAATTACCAATCGACAGTGTTACATTTAAATCATTGTACTCTAAACTACAACATTTTGATAATTTAAAAGATTGTTACCTTGATCGTTCATATGTTAATTTATATGCTCCAAATGAACGAACATATTTTCATCACGACTTTACAACATATACAGTCTTATACTATCCTAATCAAAATTGGGGGTTAAATGATGGTGGCGAAACAAAATTTTTCTTTACAGAAAATAAATTTGATAGTATAATAAAAACACAAGGCGAAGATATGCCTATTATGATTTCTATTGCTCCTATTCCTAATAGGCTAGTAATATTTAATGGTGATGTTTTGCATTCAGCAACTTCGTTTTATGACAAACATAGACATACAATAGCATTTAAATTTCTAAGGAATGAAGATGATTAAAAAACAATATTATGATTGGGCAGACATCGAAAGAGCATGTCTAAACATTGCACTACAAATGTATAACGACAACTGGAAGCCTGACTACATTGTAGGTATTACAAGAGGTGGCAATGTTCCTGCAACTATTCTTAGTAATATGTTAAACATTCGTTGTGAAGCACTAAAGGTTAGCTTGCGTGACGATAGAGAAGGACACGGTAGTGAAAGTAACTGCTGGATGAGTGAAGATGCGTTTGGTTATATTTCAGGGCATGATTACAAAACTAGTGATTCTTTTGAAAAGAAAAATATCTTAATTGTAGATGATATAAACGATACTGGTGCAACATTTAATTGGATTAAACAAGATTGGCAAAGCTCTTGTTTACCTGACAATCCTAATTGGAATACTGTATGGGGTAACAATGTCCGCTTTGCAGTTATTACAGAAAACTTATCAAGCGAGTTTGGCGGAGTGAATTACTCAGTACACGAAGTAAACAAAGCAGAAGAAGATGTTTGGCTTGTTTACCCTTGGGAGAATGTAGGACAATGAGAGACGACTTGATGGTACAACAGCAAGTTGAAGATAGCTGGCAGCATATGGTTGGTGTCATCTGTTTAAATCAAGTAGACAGGCGTCAAACTAAGCCTGTACTAAAAGAATTCTTTAAACGCTGGCCTACTGCTGGATTTCTACTATTTGCAACTGTAGACGAAATTGCAGAAATGCTAAAGCCGTTGGGTATGCAAAATGTTCGTGCAAAACGCATTTACAAAATGTCACAACAGTGGTTAGATTGGGACGGAGAAGATGCTACTAAACTCTGTGGCATTGGTAAGTACGGTAGTGACAGCTATAGAATCTTTTACAAAAATGATATTCCAAATGATGTAGAAGATAAAGAATTAAAACGATATATCGAGGAGGAAGTTTATGTATCTTGATACATTAGAACAAGCACAAAAGGACGGACGAGCTCCTTGGACAGATGTTGAGCTTGATACTAGAGATTTTGTTGTTTACAACGACAAATATCCAGTAACCGAAGGACATACACTTGTTGTTCCAAAAGTAAACCACGAGGATAATCTAATGAGATGCTTTAAGTTTGCTGTTTCTATGGGAGAACAAAATGTATCTAGTCTTGCAAACAATATTACAGGCTATAATGTAGGTATTAATATGGGGCAAAGTGCAGGACAAACTTGCATGTATCCCCATGTACACTTGATCTTCCGTAGAAATAATGATTGCAAAAATCCTGCAGGCGGTATTAGACACTGTGTTCCAGGTAAAGGTGACTATACTAAACTGTCAGAAGGAACAACTGAGGCATATAATGCACTTGAGGATGCATAATGTCTGTTACTGCGTTTTTGGGAGATAGTCATACAACAGGATACGTTTGTATAGACGAAAAGGTACAGCAGTGGCAAGATAATAATTATGCAGATGTATACTCAATGCATTTTAATAAGGATGTAGTTGTTTATGCATTACCAGGTGCGTCTAATCAAAAATATCCTATTTGGTTAAAATCTATTATAGACAGACACAATGTTGATCATGTGTTTATTCAGTCTACTTACTGGAATAGATGGCTAATGGCTGCTAGTCGTACGCTCGAATACGGTGATGGCACCAAAAGTGATTTATTTTTAGATGATAGATATGTATGTCCAAGGAATCCACGTATCAAATATTATACTGATTGGAAACACACTGACGATCATGTAGAATTAGTCGAACAATGTAGGAAAGAACTGTTCGAGCAGTTTAAAGGGTTAACATATGATCCGCATGATATAAGTCCAGACTGGGCTCCTTTCCATGAAAAATATCCGTATACTCGGCTGTATCATGAAAGTCTTACACATTTACAATACAGAGAATATTTAAGTAACTTATATATTATCAATACTCTATGTAAAGAACACAACATTCAGTGTCATTTATGGAGGATTAATGATAGAGTATACATGCCTGAAGAGTTTAATTTATATGGTGACTTAACTAACATTAATATTGTTAAACAAAGTGCTAAAAATTGGGTTCTAGAACACAAAGATCTAAATATTGAGGATGATACCATAGACGGCGAACATTATCCAAAACATATACATGAAATAATTGGTAAAGAATATATACCTTATATACAAGGATTAGTGAATGTTACAAGTTAGTCAGCCTCACCCACAAATAAAAGTCTATGACAATGTATTCAATTGGGATGATCAAACCCTTTTATACGGTAAATGCATGAATGCTCCTTATCAGATTGGCTGGGCTGATAGTGTATTTGAAAAAGAAGCATATTTTCATAGTGAAATTACTACAGATATGTGGGAACATGCACACACAAATGACAGTTTAAATGATTTTTTAAATATATTAACAAAAGCACAACCGTTTCAAGAATTTAAAGAACGTGCTATAGAAAAAACTGTTATTAATTGCGATACTATAGCCGACTCTCATACACATCATATACATAAAGATCAAGATGTCATCTTATATTATGCTAATAAAGAATGGAAAGATGGATGGAGCGGCGAAACTATGTTTTATGACGAAAACGGCAAAGACATAATTTGTGCATTACCGTATACTCCTAACAGAATGGTTGTGTTTGATGGTGAACTTGTACATAGATTCAACGGACCAAGTCCAACTGCACCCAAATATAGATTTAGTATTTCAACTTTCTTTTGGAAAGAAAAGGTTGACAAGACCTAAATAATCATGTATACTTAAACAATAAGACATCCTCGTCTTTAACTCGGAGAATAAAATTGAGCAAAGCAAAACAAATTACAGCCCGTTTGCAAGATGCAAACATTCGCTATTGGGCAGGCGATAATATTTCAGAAGTCTTACAAGCAGGCGACAAAGAAGCACTTATTGAAGATGCAACCGAAGCATTTGAAGGTGTACTAGATGCACTAGTTATTGATCGACATAATGATCCTAACTCACAAGGTACAGCAAGACGTCTTGCTAAAATGTATTTTAATGAGATTATGGCAGGACGTTATGATCCTATTCCAAGTGCAACAGCATTTCCAAATGATTCAGATGAACGCTACGAAGGTATGTTAGTTGTTCGTTCAGAACTAAAATCAATGTGTTCGCATCATCACCAGCCAGTGACTGGTACAGCATACATTGGTATTATTGCCGCAGAAAAACTTATCGGACTATCTAAGTACACACGCATTGCACAGTGGTGCGCTCGACGTGGCACACTGCAAGAAGAACTTGCAAATGATATTGCACGTGAGATTGCTAAAGCAACAGGTGCAGAACACTTAGGTGTTTATATTCAAGCAACACACGGCTGTTGTGAGAATCGTGGCATTATGGCACATAGTTCACTTACACAAACAACTGTACTAAAAGGTGCGTTTAAAGACGACCCTGGTACAAAGAAAGAGTTTTTTGATAACATTAAACTGCAACAGGAGTTCGCATGTTAAATAAAGATCCGGGTAAAACACATTTTTATTTAAGCATGGTGAAAAGTATTATTAGATTAGGAGCATGTCTAGTTGCCGCAGCCACTGGCTCATTAGTTCTGTTTGCATTACTATTTGCTATTGCAGAATTTATTGGCATTGCAGAGGAGATATTTTAATGAAACTACGCTATAGTGAAGCATTTTACAGTGTGCAAGGCGAAGGCAAGTTTGTAGGAGTACCTAGTGTATTCCTACGTACATTTGGTTGTAACTTCCGCTGTATGAACTTTGGTACTGGCGAAACAAAGGATCGTTGGACACTTCACAAAGAAGGCATTAAACATAATGCCGAAGTTGCAGATCTAATTGCTAAAGATGTTCATAAGACTACAAAAGAATTTAACGACTTACCTATTATACATACAGGCTGCGACACTTATGCAAGTATCTATCCTGAATTTAAGCATTTTAATATGCTTAAAGAAGTAGACGAAGTTGTTGAACACTTGCTATCACTTACTCCAAATGGTAAATGGACGCAAGATAACGGTCAAGATATTCATTTGATCATGACTGGTGGTGAGCCTTTGCTTGCATGGCAGAAGCTTTATATTGATTTATTTGAGCATCCAAAGATGCAGGATTTAAAAAATGTTACATTTGAAACAAATACTACACAATCTTTACATGACGACTTCTACAACTATCTCACAGATCAAAACAGATTTGAAGTCACTTGGAGTTGTTCCCCAAAACTTAGTGTCTCAGGAGAACCTTGGGAAACTGCTATATTGCCTAATGTTGCTCGCGAGTACAGCCTTGTTGACGGCAGTGACATTTATCTTAAGTTTGTTGTGGCTACTCAAGATGACTTTGACGAAGTTACAAGAGCTGTGGACGCTTACAGAGACGCCGGGGTTCAATGTCCGGTATATCTTATGCCGCTGGGCGGACGCAGTGAAGAATACAGTCTCAATGTTAAAGACGTTGCCGAAGCGTGTATGGAAAGAGGATGGCGATTTACCCCAAGACTCCACATATCATTATTCGGAAATGCATGGGGGACCTAAGATCGTGTATAAAAATAAACAACATCAAAAGGCTATGACTGCTCCTATTACTAAAGATAAAGAGCTAGATGTAGACTTAGAAAAACGTGCCAGGGAGGCAGGACTATGACACAATGGGAAAAGATTAAACAACTTTTAGGAGTTACTCCTAAGATTGTCGAAGAACAAGAACCTGAAGTTGTAAAGACACAAGAAGATATTCGTCGAGAAGCACTAGACGCAGAAAAAGAAGCTGCTACAAAAGCTGGCGAACCTTGGGTTGCTGTTTTAGACACACAAATTAATCCAGATAACATTCGAAACGGTTTCTTTGAGCTCGACTGGAATAACGAGTTTATTGAACAGTTACTTGATGCTGGATACAAAGGCGAAACACAAGAACAAATTGTAGACGCTTGGTTTAGAACTATTGTAATGCAAATGCTAGACGAAGATGGCCAAGCTACCGATAGAAATATGGGCTACATAAATGTTGTTCCGATTGATAAAGGTAAAAGCGAAGTTTCATGATTGTAGAAAGATTAAAAAGTTTACACCCTATTACAGATATTAGCCCTCAATGGGATATTCCCATATTTCAAACTCAATGGAATGACGTAGAAAAAATTGATAAAATTAGAAATTTTTTAATTGAAATCGAACCTAGAATATTAGCTATCGAAACTCACCATGATGCTGCTACAGGATTAGGAGAAGATAGTGTTACAAGCAGATTTAGTTTATACAACCTATTTGACTTTGCAAACGAATGTCCTGAGTTAAACGATCTTTTAAATTTTTTAAGAGCTAGTTATTTAAATTTTTGTCATTTAGAACATCTAGAAGTACAAGAATTAGAAATGACATTATGGTATAATATCGTTCGTCAAGGACATGGTATTGACGAACATAAACACGGTGCAGGTCCTGATGTATATCTAAGTGGCAACATGCATTTAGATGATTATCCGCATACCACTACATATTATAGAGCTCCAATTGACGACACACAAATTTTTCCTGCTGAAAACAAAAAAGGCGGACTAACATTGTTTCCAAGCTATGTTCCGCACGGTGTTAATAAGAATGAAAAAGAGCAGTTAAGATTAAGTATTGCATTTGATTTAAGACTACCAGGCATTGAATCTTGGAAAAATAATCCAAATCTTGAGCCATTTATGAACCAAGAGATTATGAATAATTTTGGTTGACAAATTAAAATATATATGCAATAATGTATATTGTAACTGATAATATAGGCAATAACATATGGCAACTTATATACTTGTAGATACTGCTAACACTTTCTTTAGAGCTCGACACGTAGTACGTGGCGACATTGATACAAAGGTAGGTATGGCATTACACATTACGCTTAGTGGTGTTAAAAAGGCATGGCAAGACTTCGACGCAGATCATGTTGTTTTCTGCTTAGAAGGACGTAGCTGGCGTAAAGACTACTACGAGCCTTATAAGCGTAACAGACAAGAAACACGAGACGCAATGACTCCGGCACAGCAAGAAGAAGATACTGTGTTTTGGGAAATCTTTGACGAGTTTAAAGACTTTGTTAGTACTAAGACTAACTGTACAGTTATGCGTCATCCGCAACTAGAAGCAGATGACTTAATTGCTGGCTGGGTGCAAGCACATCCTAATGACAATCATGTTATTATCAGTACCGACGGTGACTTTGCACAACTAATTGCTCCTAATGTACGTCAGTACAACGGTATACAAAACGTTACAATTACACACGAAGGTTACTTTGACGACAAAGGTAAGCCTGTAGTAGATAAAAAGACAGGTGAGCCTAAGGCAGCACCTAATCCTGAATATATGTTGTTTGAAAAATGTATGCGAGGTGATACAAGTGACAATGTTTTCTCCGCTTATCCGGGCGTTCGAAAGAAAGGTACAAAGAATAAAGTTGGCTTATTGGAAGCATTTGACGATAAGTCCACGAAAGGTTATAACTGGAATAATCTTATGCTACAGCGTTGGGTTGATCATAATGGTGTTGAGCACCGTGTTTTGGACGACTACAACCGCAATGTAACACTATGTGACTTATCTGCACAGCCAGCAGAAATAAGAGAGATAATTAATAATACAGTTAAAGAAGTAGAACCTAAAGACATTACACAAGTTGGTATGCGTCTTATGAAATTCTGCGCTAAGTGGGATATGCAACGTATTGCAGATCAAGCACAACAATATTCAGTTCCTTTACAAGCGAGGTATATTAAATGACAGTAAATGCAAAAGAAGTATTAAAAGACAAGTTTTGGATTGTTGAATCTCAGGGCGAACGTGTAGGAACTCTAACCGTTAATGAAGAGAAACAATTTATGTTTACTAATACTAAAGGTACAGTATTTTTTAAAAATGCAAAACATCTTAAAAACAACTTAGGCGAAATTGATTGGGTTAAAGATAATAAAACAACAATTAACGATGCAGATAAAGAAGTATATGGCTATCCTACTAGCTGTACACCTTATAATCCGTTGTTTAATGTTCAAGCTAAGTTACCTCTTTTTACAAAAAGTGAAAAGTCTAAGAGCCTGTATTGTGCAGGATATTTTATTATTAAATTCGAAAAAGGTTGGGTTAAATCTTTTTGTCCTAAACTCATCACTGTAGAACGTTACGAAACTCGAGGTCCATTTAAAACAGATTTAGAAATGCGCCAGGAACTAAGTAAAGCAAATGCAAGGTAATTTGTTATTTGTAGGATGTAGTCATACAAACGGTTTTTGGCAAGATCCTACAACAGGCGATAAGCATATATGGGACGATAATAATTATGCACAAATTTATGCTGAATCTTTAGCAGATCAGCAGTGCTATATCTATTCTTCTTCAGGTGCGCCTAATAACAAATATCCGAGATGGATTAAACACGTTCTTAATAACCATTTAGTTTCTGGTATTGTAATTCAATCTACGTACTGGGATAGATGGATAATGGGTAATAATACAGATCTACAGTTTAGACAGCTAGATGTAGACCATTTTACTCGTACATACAAAGAAGACGAAAAATATATTTTATACGACGACTTTAATACTAAAGACTATAAAGCCATAGAGTGGAACGAAAAGGCAAAATGGGAAAGTATTGGTATGTATGATGAAGGTTATCCCGAACTAAACGGTGGATATGACTGGCCAGGCTTTGATACTAACTATATGCACATGAAGTTTCATACTGAAGTAGGTACACATCTTAAACACGAAGAATACTGTAAGGATATTGCTTTAATAGACTTTATGAGTGATGTTCCTGTATATGTATGGCGTATAAACGATCGTGTACAATTTCCTGATAATTTTAAAACTTACTCAAACTTACCTAATACTAAGGTTTTTAGGACACCAGCTAATGTATGGATCCAAGAAAACTTAAATATTAATATCGAAGACATGAAGTTAGACGAAGAACATTATACTACTGAAGTTCATGAGCTAATTGCAAAACATTTTATACCGGAGTTATTAAATGGATCCTATTAATACACAACCTATACAACAATTTATTGCTAGTGTAAAATCTGCAGATGCTAAAAATGCAAGAGAAATTAAATTAGATATACAAACATCTAAACGACTTGCGTTTGCTTTAGGAGAAGTTATGGCTAGATTAAACGGTGATTTAGAAAAACTTCTTCAACAGAAGCAAAATCAAGACGAAACTGTAGTAGTACAGTTAGGCAGCACTACTTCTGATTGGAAGTAAACTACGTAGATAACCTCTAAAAGAGATAAATATATGCGTATATTATTTAAAGGATACGCATTTATGAGCAGACCTAAACCAACGGTGCTTCTTGAAAATATCGATAAGAAGACATACAAAAGCGAACAAGTTTTAAAGTCAGAAGCCATATGGGCTGTATTTTATAGAAGTGAGCCATTTAATCTTAAAAGCTCAAATATTCTTACAAACTACCCCGGACCTAAGTATAAGAAGACAAGTTTTTCAAACCCAGGACATGCACACAATTTAGCAAAAAAACTTAACGACATGTTCAACACAGACGAGTTCGAAGTATATCGTTTAACTTCTGGAACTATAGAGTCTGAAGATTAATTTTAGTTTTATCTATAATATCTATATATTTTTGATAGTCTCTAACTATATCAGGGATGCCTATTTCTGATTTTACAATATCTATTGCATGTTGTTTATTATATATTGTAACCTCTTTCATTTGTTGATTTAGAACGTTTAAATCTTTATTTGACAACTTAGCTAATTGCTCTACAATCATATTGCATCTTTTAATATCATCTTGTTCTTTATCAAACGAATAATCAATAATACTATCGTACAATTTAAACCCCATATATTTTAGATGATTATGTATTCCTGGAAAACCGAAAACTAAAAAAGGCTTTCCAAAAATAAAATTCTTATATGTCTTTTCAGTTATAAAAGGAACATCAGTAAAAGTTTCTGTAACTAGATTAATTAAACTTTGATGCACTTCTAAGGGCAATGTTCTTAACTTAACTTCAGGGTCTTGATTATAATTATCAATTGTAACGTGTTTGTATCTCCAATACTTAGGAACGTAGTCATTAAAATGTTTATTAACATTCTTTGGGTCTTTATCGTTCCAAGAATATATGTTTGTATCTAATAAATTATATTTTTTTAAAGTGTCAAGCATTATTACTCTATGTAAATGCGGTCTAGCATTTAAACAAGTAAAAAGATATTTGATTTCTGTATCTGGTGTGTCAAATTCTTTGTTCATTGCTATCATATGATACAAAAAGAAATTAGGCCAAAGATGTAAGTTTACTTTTGATTTAAAATATGTTTTATACCACTTAGAATCATAGCCGCCCATTACCGCAGTTATCTTTTTCTTTTTTAATTCTTTTGTATTAAATCTAGTTATTTGAGCTTCTTCAGGACTTAGTATTAATATATCAGAATAACACTTACATGCTTCGCTAAGATGCATTTCTTTTTCCCAAACTTTCCAAATATACTGCATACTATACTGCCTTACATAAATATATTATATACGTAGTTAATATTTATTATGAATTGGAAAGAGACATACACTAAAGTTTTTCTAAAACAGTTAGAAAAAAGCACAGACGAAGCAACTGTACAACAGTATATGTATCTCTGGTGGCAAAACACTCGAACAAAGTCATCTGGAGGATTACGTTTAACAGAAGCTGGATACAATGTATTACAAGATATAGGCATAGAAGTCTATGATATACCATATCCGCCAGATATGATAATTACTGCACAAATAATAGTGTTTTTAGATAAGTTTATAAACTGTCCGTACTACTTAAATAATCGAAGTATTGTAGTTACTGATCAACGAAAGGCAGTAGAACTAACACTTTTTAGTGGCGATGTAAGAAAATATGGCTTAATAAAGGCCATGAAAAGACAAGAAAATTCCTAAGTTATTGTTTTAAAACAAGATCTTTCTACTAAAAACGGTTGACATTTGATGCTATTGAACGTATTATATATACATAGTTAGAAAAACAGAGGGAAATATACTATGTCAGAAGTAACTCGTACAGTTAGTCCAAACGCTGCTAAAACAAGCATTAAACTTGCAATGCAGAAAAAACGTCCTATCTTTTTATGGGGACCTCCAGGCATTGGTAAATCTGACATTGTTGAACAGATTACTAACTCTTTCGAAAACTCACATCTTATTGACATTCGACTGTCTTTGTGGGATCCAACAGATATTAAAGGCATGCCTTATTATGCCGCAAACGATAACACAATGAAATGGGCACCGCCAGTAGAACTTCCAGACGAAGAAATGGCGAAACAATTTAAACATATCGTTTTGTTCTTAGACGAAATGAACTCAGCATCGCCGGCTGTACAAGCGGCAGCTTATCAACTTATTCTTAATCGTCGAGTTGGTAGTTATAACCTTCCAGACAATGTAATGATTGTTGCGGCAGGTAACCGCGAAGCAGACAAAGGTGTTACTTACCGTATGCCTGCTCCACTTGCTAACCGCTTTGTTCACTTAGAGTTACGTGTTGACTTTGATGACTGGTTTCAGTGGGCTGCTGATAACCGTATTCATAAAGACGTACTAGGTTACATTACATTTGCTAAGAAAGACTTGTACGACTTTGATCCGAAGTCACCAAGCCGTTCGTTTGCAACACCTCGTAGTTGGTCGTTTGTATCAGAACTACTTGAAGATGATGTTGATGAAAACACAACAACAGATCTTGTTGCAGGTTCAGTTGGCGAAGGTATTGCTGTTAAGTTTATGGCACATCGTAAAGTTGCAAGTTCTATGCCTAACCCAACAGACATTCTTGAAGGTAAAGTAAAAGAACTTAGAACGCAAGAAATTAGTGCAATGTACTCATTGACTGTATCACTATGCTACGAGCTTAAAGAAGCAGATGAAAAGAAAGATAAGTCGTTTGATGACAAAGTCAACAACTTCCTACGCTTTGCAATGGATAACTTTGACACGGAATTAGTTGTTATGGGTGTTAAACTTGCTGTTACACAATACTCACTTCCAATCGATCCCGATGAAGTAGAATGCTTTGATGAGTTTTATTCACGTTACGGTAAGTATATTAAAGCGGCAGCATAATAGGTCTTGACAAATCTATTAAATATTGCTATAATATATGTATAGTTAGGAAAGGGCAAAAGTATGTTAGATTTTATATCAGATTATGTTGTAATGCAAATGAGTACTAAAGACACTCAAACTAAATTAAAGCATTGGCAACCAGACCCAAACATTACACCAGAGCAGTTAGAAGAAATGCGTGTAGATGTTATGGATCGAATCATTACTGCTCGAATCGGTTTACTTTTGCGCCATCCTTTCTTTGGTAATATGGCAACTCGTTTGCGTATTTTAGCCGCAGATGACTGGTTAATGACCGCCGCAGTAGATGGCAGAAATCTTTATTACAATACTCAGTTCTTTAATGCAATGTCAAACAAAGAAATTGAGTTTGTTGTTGCACACGAAATACTACACATGGTATTTGATCACTTAGGACGTCGGGGTGATCGTCATCCAATGTTGTATAACATTGCCGCAGACTACAAAGTTAATAACTTGCTTGTACGAGATCGTATTGGCGAGAAACCTAAGATTGTAGACTGTTTCCAAGACTTCACATATGACTTAGATACTTCTGAAGAAATTTACGATAAACTATTTGAAGACGCTAAAAAACGTGGTGAAGAATTACAAGAACTTCTTGAGCAATTAGAAAACGAAGGCGAAATGCTCGATGAACATCTTGACAACGAAAGTGATCAAGGCGAAGAAGGCGAAGAAGGCGTCGATGCTAACGGCAACAAAATTAGCAAAAAACCTGCAAAATATACAAAAGGTGAGCTAAAACAAATCAAAGACGAAATCAAAGAAGCAATGATTAATGCGGCACAGGCAGCTGGCGCTGGTAATGTGCCTGCAGGCGTTGAACGTTTAATCAAAGAAATTACAGAGCCTAAAATGAATTGGCGTGAAATACTACGTCAGCAAATCCAAAGCACTATCAAAAGCGACTACACATTTATGCGTCCTAGCCGCAAAGGCTGGCACACTGGTGCAGTATTACCGGGTATGAATTTTGATACTACTATCGATGTTGCAATTAGTTTAGATATGAGTGGCTCAATTGGTAACGTTCAAGCACAAGACTTTTTAGGAGAAGTTAAAGGTATTATGGACGAATACAAAGACTATAATATTAAAATTTGGTGCTTTGATACTGAAGTTTATAATGAAGATGACTTTAGTGCTGACGATGGTAGAGAAATTACAGAATATGAGATTGCCGGAGGCGGCGGTACTGACTTTATGGTGAACTGGCAGTACATGAAAGACAACGACATTCAACCTAAGAAATTTATTATGTTTACAGATGGCTATGCTTGGGATAGCTGGGGCGAAGAAGATTACTGTGATACCGTATTTCTTATTCACAGTCATGCTGACAAAAATTTACAAGCACCTTTCGGAACTACTGTACACTACGATGCGGCATGAAGAACAATAAAGTAAATCCTTTAAATCTGTTTGGCTTACGTAGAGTCGATACTCCTATCGAACATTTCGAATATATTACCATGCCTAAGAAATTTAATCTTGAAGATTCTTTATGCAAATGGATAGAGTTTAATCTAAAAGGAAGATTTTATATAAACGATTCTCTCATAATCAGCGAAGACAATCAATTAGAAACATATATAAAAGTAGGATTCGAAAACCCAAAAGAGTGTGTTTATTTCACTTTGGCATGTCCTCACTTGAAATATGTGTAAATATATTAACAGCGCATTTAATTAACTACAGGAGATAATAATGAGCGAAGAAGCAAAAGCACCTGAAACAACTGAAGCACCTGCACCTGAAGCAACCGGTGCTGAGTTAACAGTCCAAGATTTGGCAGCCTTAAAACAAATTATCGACGTTGCAAGTCAACGTGGTGCATTTAAGCCAAATGAAATGACTGTTGTAGGTAATACATATGGAAAACTAGAAGCATTTCTAGGTGAAATCCAAAAACAACAGGCTGCGCAACCGGCGGAGCAACAAGGAGCATAATATGGCTATCAAACATATAGGACGCATTGCGTCTAATAAAAGAAAAGTTATTGTTGCATACAGAGTGGTTCCAAACGAACCCGAAAATGCAATCGTAGTAACTACAGAAAATTTAATGGCAGAAGAACATGACGCTTTAATAAAGTTAGTAGAATCTGATGCTGGACAAAGTGCATACGAATTAGCAGAAGCTATGGCACGTACTCGTCTGCCTGACGGAAGAAACATGTTAGCAGGATTTCATACAACTGGTAAAATGATTAAAGTTCCAACTACCAGTGTAGAAATGACGCCTGACACAAAGACAACTGTTATGCTAGACAAACTAAACGAAATCATTGCAGAGCAAAAAGGTGTAAGTGTTGCTGATTTAGCTATTAAGCCTTCAGGTACTAATGATCAACCAGCAGTAACACCAGAAGCAACTCCAGCACCAGCAGAAAATGTATATCTTGATGATGTACAAACAATAGACGAACAACCATTGTCAGACGAAGAGCTGGCTGCACAATATCGTTCGCAAGCAGATGCACTATTTAAAGAAGCAAAATCATTAAGAGAGCAAGCTGAAGCACTTGTTCCTACTAAGAAGAAAGCCCAGGCAAAGAGTAAAACAGCAGAAAGTGTCTAAAAAATCCGATAAAGGATTACCTTCAGAAGTAGTAGAACATTGGCCAGAAGTACTTGCAGATTTAGATGTGCAAGCAATCCCCTTGGATTATGTAAGTTCTGTTATTGTTGCATTTAATGACGGTAAGGTCTGGGATATCGATCTTAATAAAACTAAAGAAAATAGCCCAGACGAACCGTTAGAAGATATCCTAGAAGACTTATTCAAAGAATACGAAGACTATATTACTAATATAGACTTCCGTCTTGACACACCTCGATTAAAAAAAGATATACAACAGAGAACAAGAAAGTTCCTAAAGAAAAGGAAGTAGCTTTCTGACATCTGGCATAAATACATATAATAAAATGATTCCAGGAGTTAAATAAACATGGCTTTACTAGTAAGACGTGGTCCAGATGCAGATAGATTGATTGTAACACCGTTACAAGGTGAACTGATATACACAACAGATACTAAAAAGTTGTTTGTCGGTGACGGTGCTACAGTTGGAGGTGTACTGGTAGGACCAACAGATGCAGATGCTTTTACAGAAGTTGTCGGTGATACATCTCCACAATTGGGTGGCAACTTAGACCTAAATAACAATAACATTGTCGGCGTAGGTAATATTAATATTGATGGTACTATTACTGCAACAGGTACAATTAACTTAGGTGACGAAGATGCAGATGTAGTCAATGTAGCTGGTGTGATTAACTCCTCACTTAGACCAGCACTAGACGGACAATTCAACTTAGGGTCTACTAACAGAAGATGGAATGCTATATTTGCAGAAGGCGGCGAAATTTCAGGACAATTTACTGCTGATTCTATTTCTACCTCACAAATTGTTAGTACAGACAGTACAATAATTTACGATTCGTTAACTGATACATTAAGTGCAACAATTATTAGTGCTACTGGTTCTATACAAGGTAATCTTGTTGGAGATGTTACAGGCGATGTACAAGGTGATATTGCATCAACAGGAACATCAACATTTACACAACTTGAAGCAGATAGTGCTACGATTTCAGGCGGTACACTAGATGGTGTAGTTATTGGTAGCGATACCAATATCCCAGCTGCTGACATTACTGGTAGAGATATTACTGCAAACGGTGCATTTTACGGAAACACTAACGGAACACACTTTGGTAGAGTAGTAGGCGATGTTTACGGTTCTATACAAGGAACAGTATTCGGAGGTGATTCGTCTATAATTATTGATGATACATCAAGTACTATTGTTGGACGTATTAACAATGAAGAAATAACTACAAGTGTTTTTTCCGGAAGTACAATATTATTACAAGGTGATAACAGAGACGGTGAAAAAGCAGGCATAAGAATAATTACAGACGGCAGTGCTGATGATGCATATGCATTGTTTAATATCGAAGGCTTTAATGATAGTGATGTTGGACAACAGCTAATACTTCAAAGATCAAGAGGAACACAAGGTTCTCCAGCTGCATTACAAGCAGACGACGAAGTAGTTACACTTTCGTGGTTTGGTGCTGACGCAAATGGCGCATCAGCGGGTGTAGCAGCAATGAGTGCCCAGGTAGACGACACTCCATTAGCAGGCGGTATTCCAGGAAGACTTATCTTTGGTGTTGGAGACGGAACAGGTAACGTTGTTCCAGGTATAGTTGTTAATTCAGCACAGCAAACAAATTTCTTTGGCGCAGCAACTTTATTTACATATGCTGATCCAACAGCAAGAGATGCAGCTATTACTGCACCAGCAGCTGGAATGATGATTTATCTTGCTTCAACTAATAAAGCACAGTGTTATGATGGCACTACTTGGCAAGATCTATTTTAACTAATACATCTTTAAATTTTTGAGGTTTAAACCCGGGGTAATGTTTTTTAAGTAAACTTACATCCGGGTTTCTTCTTTTTACACTTCCAGTAAGTCCTTCTTTAATAATCCAAGGTACATTTAACTTGCCTAAAGATTCTGCAATAATATTTGCAGCATCTAATATTTGTATTTCTTCATCAGAACCTACATTAATGACTTCGTTCGAAACATCTTTTAAATTAATTACAGCGTCAACAGCATCTTCGACATAACAAAAACTACGAGTTTCATTTGCACCAATAAGTTCATAATTGTCATTCTTAATCTTTTCTGCAATGTCTGCAACAAAATGTCCACTAAAACTATGTTCACTGTATACGTTAAAGAATCTTACTATAAGATTATCTATAGAGCTATTAGCAAGATAGTTTTCACCTACGAGTTTGCCTAGTCTATAACTCCATCTAGGGTTTTGTATATTGCGTATTGTAACGTCTGTTTCTTCTACTGTAGGATAAGTGTCTGTACCTGCTACAACTTCGCTAGACGAAGCGTATATTAGCTTACAGCTAGTGTTTAACTCTGCAAATTTAAATATAGAAAAGTCTGCACGTATATTATTTTCTATAAGTTTATTAGGTATTTCGTAGAAATACTTTGTACCATTTATGTTTCCCATATGAAAGATGTAATCAAAGTCATTGGCTACGTAAGATACATATGTATTAATATCTTCTTTTATAAATTCATTACACTTAGGTATAGCCGTAGATCTAAACCCATTATCTAGTGCAACAACATAAAAATCTTTTATAAGTTGCTTGCATAGTTCTCTGCCAATTAGTCCGCTGGCGCCTGTTACTAGAACTTTTCTTTCCATCCCTTGTTCAACTCTCTAATGTGCTTAAACCAATTTTGATCTATATTGTGTTTATCTAATGTTTCGATAAGAAAGTCTAAGTCTTTGGGCAAGCATTTGCCGCCGAAACCTCTTGTACCGTCATGTCCTGGTACTTCCATGTATGTTTGATCTTGTTGTATTTTAAAAAACATATCTTTTACGACATTATAATCTGCACCTACGCTTTCAGATAAATCATAAAATACGTTTGCAAATGCAATACGCATTATAGCAAAGTTATTAGCAAACATCTTTACTAGCTCTGCTTCGTTAGTACAACACTCGTGTATTTCTTCTTCCAGTAGCCAGTCTGGTAAAAAGTTCGCAACGTCACAGCCTACAACTAAAGGACGTTTTAAACAATCTGTATCCCAATAGCGTTCACGTAAAAATTCTGGAATATAGATAATAGGTCCTACTTCTACTTGTATTTTATCACATGCACCCAAAGGCAATGTACTGCGTATAACAATTTGCACATCGGGATTGTGTTCTTGTAGGTCTTTAATCTCGTCAATAATAATATTAATATCTTTATCTGTAATTGTAGGAATACATATAAAAACAGTGTCTGCTTCGTAGATAATACTTTTATCTACATCAAACATAGTATCGTACACTATGCACTTTTCATCTTTTAGCAAACCTTTGTGTGTTGCTTTGCCTACATATCCGTAGCCTAAGATTCCAAATTTCATTCAAACGTACTCACTTGACAAGTATGAAACGGAACATTGCTTGCATTTACTCCGTAATGCATTTCATGTCCTGTAAATTTCCACACATCACCAGCTCTCCAGTGTGTGATGTTTTTCTTTTCAAAACCTACATAATGTCCAAATACCCAGTCTTCTAAAAAAATTAAATAACGAAAACAGTCATCTAATTCTACATTATGCTCCTGTCGTAGCGTATAAAAGGTATCTTTATGCGTAGGTAGTATTACATTAGGTAGTATATTAGTCCAGCTTACAGACGCTTGTACAGCGTCTAAGGCGCCTTTAAATTCATCGGCACAGGATAGTTCTTCATTAAAACTTTGTAACAAATGATCTTTATTGTAGTATTCTCTATCTAAATGATCAAAGTTTTTGGCAACAAATGGAACAACTCTAGCATACTTGTGGCTGGCTAATTCTTGTTTCCAAAAGTTTTTTATTGTCTTTACGTATTCCGGCATTATTTTGTCTTTCCACTTTTAGGATGCTAAATCCGTTTCTATTTTTATAAAACAGTTTATCTTTAAAGTCTTTATCATCTACCCAAGTTAACTTATTTTTAAATGTATACGACACATCTTCTTTAATTAATGTAGCACCTTCATTACAAACTTCATTTATATTATAGCTGAAATCTCCGGATATGTCAACAACTCTTTCTTTGTTAACAAGATACAGTTCAGAAAATTTAAGTACTTCTTCCACTAGATCGTTTGGTAAGTCTTTTAGATATTCTCTAGCCCATGTTTGTATAGTATCAAGTACTCGCTCTCTATTTTTGTGCCATTCGATTTGATTTAGTACAACAATCACATTATCGTTATCAAATACAACATCACTTTCTGTATTCCAGAAAAAGTCTTTTAATTGATGCTCTTGTTGCTCATATAGCATATTCAAGAACTCATCTTTTTTAATGCAATTTTCAAGCAAGTCTTCATAAAAGTCTAAGTAAGAAATACCTAAGTGATTACGTGCAAATTTTGCTATTCCTTGTGTCCACGCATAATGATGGAAATGTAACACATTCCATGCCCACATCCAACTATCAATATAGTCTTGCCTTGACATAAACTCACTAGCAATAACATAATTGTGCATTTCAGGAATACGTGATATTTGATTAGGCATTACAACTGTAAACTTAAACACTTCGTAATTAAACTCTGTTACTTGTTTTGCAAATCTACTGTTCTTTAAAACTTCTAAAGGATGCACATCAATAAAGAAATGACATCCTGCTTCTATAGCAGCACATAATCCTTCGCGCCAAGTTTGTCTTGTTTCAAAAGGTAATCCTAAAATAAATTCAGTATAGTATGCAACATCTTGCTTGTCACATTCTGCATACATATCTGCTAGTTTAGACATTTCCATATTTTTACGTTCAATAGACTCAAGAGTTTCTTCATTCATACTTTGAACACTTAGCGTAAATCCTTTATTAAGATTTACTTCTTCGAGTATTTTTGCAAGTCCAATCATTTTTGCTGCACTGTTTTTGTACCATGTAGCACTTACATTGTGCGGATAGTCTGTTTCTTTTTTCTTTTTGACTATGTAATCAACTATTTCTTTGTCTCTGTCATAGAATACACCAAAATTAGCATCTGCAATATGTACATATTCGATACCGTTATTAACAATCCAGTCCCATTCTCTGTAAACCTTTGTAAGATCAAATTGTTTAATTTTTGATTGCGTTAAACTTCCCCAATCACAAAAACTACACTTAAAAGGACAACCTCTATTTGTCTCTAAACAAGTTGCCCATTTGATGCCCGGATTGTCATCTACCACTTTTTGTAAAATATCTCCGTCAACAAAAGGACTAGGCAACCCAGCTGGATCTACTCTTTTTACAATTTGATAAATCGGACGTAGATCATCTTTTAAATAATCGTTTAGCAAATGATGCAGACTTACTTCACCTTCATTAATTACAATACTGTCTACAAAAGGATTTGCCATTGTAAAGTTAAACCCTATTTCATCAACCTGCGGACCACCGAATATAATTATACATTCGGGCCATTTATTTTTGATGCGCTTTGCTAATTCTAAATTATAGTTATCATTCCACAAGTAGTGACTAAACAAGCATAACTCAGGATTATCTAATCTAGCTAATACATCTTCAAATTCTTCACGCATAAAAATGCATTCTTGTACTTCAAAGTTATCTTGTATTTCTTTAAACTGATTTACATATGTCCATACAGACGCAACGCTATACGGAAGCCACAGACTAGTATATTGTCCGTGACCCATTTGGTAGTTCACTTGAAATAGGTATACTCGTTTTTTCATTATGGTAGTTTAAAATCCTTAAGACCAGTAAGTTCTATAAGTTCGTGTGTTTGTTGTTTATATTTTTCTGCATATTCAGGAAAGTGATTGTACGGATACCACGGACTATCTAGTAAATTAGAAGGATCATATTGTATTCTATATGCTAATCTGTTAGGATGTCCTGGATCTTTACGTCTATGTAATGTAACACTATTGTCAAATAAACATAAGTCGCTGTCTGATTCATATTTGTGGTCATAAACATATTTTTCTGTAAACAATGCTTCATCGATAATTTTAAAAATCTTATCTGATTCTTGTTTACTCATTCCTTTTATACCTGTTGCAGTATTTGTAGTATAATGTAATCCTTTATTACCTCCTGGACTTGTTAGTACCATAGGAACTTCTGCGCCATCAAATTGACAAAATTCCATTCTAAGAACATGAGCTAAATTAGGATCAGTAAGTTCTCTGTCGTTGATGCCGCCTGGAATATATTCGTGAATTATAACCATTTCGTCTAACTCACTACGGAAACTTTCACTAAATGAATGATATAAATCAACGCTTTGTACAAATCCGGTACTACTGCCTTTCATGTGTTGAAAACCTAATAATGCTACTTCAGGAGCAAAAGTTAATTCGCTCGACTCATTACTATGCCAAAGCAACTCACCATCAGAAAACGCACCTAGTGAATTACCGTCAGCATCTTTTTCTCCACTAACACGAGTAAGAAAGTTTCCACCTTCTGTCTTATCAACAAAATGTCTTTTAAATTTTAAATAATTACGGTCTTCCTCGCTGACGTTAAATTTGTCAAATGCACCTTCATCTTTTGGATCAAAATCTTCTCCATATTTCATTTTAAAATGTGCTCTTGAATTACGTGTTCCTTTTCCCGGCCCCCATTGTCTTATTCTATCTACGTAGTCATCTCTAGAAATTTTTACATTTCTAAGTATTGTTACTAAACCTTTTAAATGTAATTTACCAATTTCAAACCATTCTTCTCGAGACAAATTATCAAAGTCAACATCGTCAATATAATGCCCAAATGACCCAAGCCCTGGTATTTCAGTTACCTTCAATTCGTTCTCCTTTACTGCTAATATTAATGTATTTAATCATCTCTACAGTAAAAAAGACTAGTCCTGGTTAAATATGTAATAATGATTACATTACCGGAACTTAGTTTGTACATCAGTCATACATGCGACATTGGCTGTGATAGTTGTTTTACCTACAATAACTTAAATTGGGGCGGACATTTTAAGCCACATGAAGATTTGTATAAATTAAAAGACAAAGTTTACTTTGACTGGATAACAATCTTAGGTGGTGAGCCTACTACTAATCCGTATCTGAATGATTGGATGAAACAAGTAGAAACTGTTTGGCCTAATCATGATAATAAATGGATAGTTACGAATGGAAGAAACTTGGACAGAATTCCCAGTGACTGGCCAGAAAGAAATTGGCGTTTAGAAATATCTGCACATTCACCTAAAGATTTGAGTTGTACACTTGCTTGGTTTAATAACAATTTTCCTAAGATTACGTGGAAAAAGTATTTTGACGATTCACACGAAGACGCAGTATGGCATTACGAACTTTCACTAGATGGAAAGTATATGGGGAAAATAAGCGAGTCTTGGTTGTTTTATAAAGAGAGCTTAATTGCAAAACCAGGACAGAAACTTACTTGGGATAAACTTTATGATCCAAAAGAATCACATAAAAAATGTATTGCTTCAGAATGTATGTACTTCTTAGAAGGAAGATTTTATAGATGTGCTAGACAAGCAATATTGCCACAATTATCAAAAACTTTTCAGATAGACGGAAAGTACAAAGATTTAGCAAGTGCAGATTTAGGTTGTACAATTGACGAATTTAACGAGTGGGTTAAAACTAGATTAGAGCCACAATCACAATGTGCTTTTTGTCCATGGGCTGAAAAAATTACACTTCCAGAAGTTTCTAAAACTAAAAAGATTAAAGTACTAACACTTTCTGACAGCAATTCTAATTGACACCCACCAGTCGTCTGTCCAGTTCCAAGCACTATGAGGAATTTGTGTATCAAAGATAATAGTATTTTTATGATTGTAAACAGTTTTTCCTACTTTAACTCCAACTTTATCTGCATCGTAACTAGGAACAAACAATCCTATATACACACTAAGCCAATCTATTTCTGCATACGGTTCTAATTCTACAGTATCAACATGTGGATATAATTGAGACTGTGGCCCAAACCCGATTATGTTTGCATCAATAAATTCTGGTATTGTTTTTAATAATTTATAAGTTTTTGGAAATAGCGTGTCGTCTACAACTATAAAATTTAAATTAATATCATTACGATCACGCGGATGGATATCCGTTAAGTCTGGGCTATCGTCAACTTCAATTACATTTGTAAAATGCTGTAATAAGTTTTCGATAGACTTTGCCTCTTGTGTAGCAATCTGTTGTATATTATGATAAATGGTTGAGGACATATTCTTTGTTTGGTATATTTGTAGCGTTAATAATTGTTTTTACTTCTTCTTTGTCACTATAATTTTTAACATCTAGATGTAAAGGATAAGTTAATATATTTAATTCCCAATCAACATTTAAGGTTTTTACAAAACTTTCTAACTCGGGCATTCCGTGCCAGTTGTTTAAATGTAACACACTATTAATACTCATCGAAAAATTATTATCTTTTACTTGTTCAATAAAGTTTAATACATCGATCCATTTTGTTCCGCTACGAACTTTTTCATTTAGCTCTTTATATCCATCAATACTAACAATAAAATGTACATTTTTGAACTGTTTTAATAAACTTATAAGTTGCTCAGATAACATAAATGTTGCGTTAGTGTTATAAGTTATTTCAACTTTGCTAGGATCTTTTACTAAATTTAAAAACTTTTCGTGGCGTGAAGTCATTAACGGTTCACCACCTAAAAATACTACTTTTTTTATTGTATCTGGAACTGAAGTAATTTCATCAATACTTGTATAATGTAGACTTTTAGGCGCATCAGGATTGAGTTTTTTACTCCACGCACTACTAAACTCTCCCCAACAACCGTCACAGGTTAGATTACATATATTGTCAAACCCAATTTCTAAATATTCTAACCCTACTGTATCAGTATCATATGCTTCGTTAAATTTTTGTCGTAAACTTTTTCTTCCTTTGTGTTCTTCGTACATACACTTAGCACACTCAGGCATTTTAGATACATCAGTATTCCTAAGTTCTTCGTATACATCTGATATAAGAATATCCTCCAAACTACCTTTAAAGGTGTCAACAGGCTTTTTAAAACGACAACAAGGAAATACTCTGTTATCGCCTCTTACATTAGTATGCTTCCAAAATGCAGAACATTTCTTCACGTTGCGCCGCCACCTCCATAAACTCTATCTCTACCTTCAATACGTTCTGGCAAAAACTCTTCAGGAACAGGTATAATAATATCCGAATAACCGATTCTGTTAACAATAAATTTTTCTAATTGCCACCAATCGATTCCTAAGTCATCGTGCCAATGACGCCACATAGATTTTTGATCTTCATTTTTTTGCAAAATTAAATTAAAGTTGTATTCAATGTCTTTTGCTATTTCTTCATCATGCTCTCTATGTGTTAGTAGATATTTTGTATTTTCTACTACTGCCGCCATACGTTCTTCGTCATCTTCTATCATTCCGTAATCAGGTATTGGCAAATATTCTTTGAATGTTTTATAACCTAATCTTTCTAAATACTCCCATTGTCCGGGCCAACCTGCAAGTATAAAAGGACGTCTATGCATAATAGGACGCCATATCTTTTCTGTTAAAAATTGATAATTACCAGTGCCCCAATAATTAGGACCTTCTGCTACTACGTCAAACAAACAATTTTCGTAAACACCAATATCAATTAGCGTAGGATTATGAACCCACTCAGTATCTCTAACTGTATACCAAGGCTCGTCAAATTCTTCTGTAGTATAATTTCCATACCAAGGCATACAAGTTAAGTATCTATCGTCAAATCTTTTTTCACAATCTTTAAGAAACTTTTCATACTTTTCGTCTGTCCAATCTGGAAAAGTTTCTCGCATATAGTCTCTGCACCACTGCTGATCCAATGGTGCCCAAGGTGGAAAGAAACTCCACTCAAGATCCTTACCTACCATACCTTCATCGTAAAATCTAGCAAGCAATCCAATTCGATTGCAGCGATCAGGCATACCACCTAGCATCAATGCTCTAGTCTGTGAAGTATCCCAAGACTGAGGCAGTCGATCCATCAAGTTTCTGTATGCATTAAATGTGATTCTAAATACATTGTCAAAAAAGTAATGTGGCACAGGCAAGCCTTCAAAGTCTTCGCCGTGGCCGCTTGCAAGTCTCATATCAGTTATTCCAACAGATTCAGCATAATCTTTTAATTCTTGAATATAATCAATAAATGCTTGTTTGTCTTTAATAGGCAAAAACCCGTCTAAAAATAAAATGCCTAAAACTGTATTACATCCTTCGGCTGCTGCTTGATCTAAATCTCTTTTAACCAATGCTTCCCTAACAGGTGCAAAAGTTTCATCGTCGAAATAGTTGTAGTCACACATCCATTCCATAATAATAATTTTACCTTTTTTCATTTTATTTCCTCGTAATGTATTTTTGATAGGCGTGGATCATTTTTTCTATTTAAAATTTTTGGATTCTTAGGACACATTCCACAATAACTTTCTGCTTTACGATTAAAGAAATCTTCTAATTCTTTATCTGTACAATTTGGTGTAATTGGTTTGTAAGTTAAATAATGATCCCATTTATCTGACAAATTATACATTTGTCCTGTCATCGGTAAGTATGCAAGCGGTGCGCATTTGTAAATATTGCCTTCATGTATTTGAAAACAATCTTGTCCTGTTACACAATTATTCCAACTTTCTTCTGGGTTATTATCTTCAAAAGGTTCCATGCTATTGCCAAACCCTTTGTACATCTCAAACCACACAACGTCTGATTTCCAAAAGTCTACATTAATATTATATTTCTCTTTCCATTCTAATGCAATACTTTCTATGCTTTTCCAAAGCTCATTATACTCAGTGTTTGTTCCATGCTTTGATATTTTTAAACCACAATTATTGTCACTAAGCACTTTAGGCAAATCAGGATACTTATATAATAGCACACCATTAGTGGTTATGTCAAGTCTTTCTAAATAAGGATCGTCCCATTTGTTTCTTGTTAGTTCTACAATATCTACAATACGTTTGTTCAATAGCGGCTCACCACCTAATATATCTATAGTTTTTGGAGCAAGTCTAGGCGCCCAAGTATTATACCAATCTTTTATATCTTCAAAACTTATAGGAGTAGTTGGACCCATATTAGAAAAATGGCAGCACCCTTCGCACGTAAAATTACAAGCGTGAGCAACATGCCACTCTAAATGTGGAATTTTTAGCTTAACCATATACATACTTATCAGTAATATACGCACATAAATATGTTTATGAATGCCTTGGAATTCTATAACGCAAACAAAGATTTTAACGCAACACTTCCAGAAGCACCTCGATATTGTTCAACTAATTACGATATTGCTAGTTGGTTGTTGAACAGAAGCGACTTTGCTTGGCTAGAATTAGATATAGACATTCCGCATAAGCTGTGGGAAAGCGAAACTCGATTTGCTGAATATGTAGATCATAGAGGTAGTGAACATCCTGGCTGGAGCAGTTCTTGTATACACGGAATTGATGTAGACAAAACAGGAGCATGGACTAATTACGGAGACTGGAAAGACGAATCAGAAGTGCCGTACAAATGGACAAGTCTAAGTGAAAAAACACCCCATATAAAAAAGTTTTGGGAAGACTTTCCGTATCAAACATATAGACGTATTAGATTTATGCAACTAGAAGGACGAGGAGAAATATCTCCTCATAGTGATGCTCCAGGGCGACTACCAGGAGAGCAAG